GCACAAATATTCAACTGATGATAAATCATATCCTGTTGGCGCACTAATTTTAATTTTAAATAGATTAGGTCTTGACCCTGCGCCAAGAACTGATCTAAAATCTGATATTTTAAATGACATAACTTTCTCCTTTATTTTCTGTAATTATTTATCCTACAATTTCATTGAATGTAGCGGTACCTCTTACAGAAACAAAGTTAAGTTGAATGAAGTTAACAGAACGAACTGGTTGTACGAAAATGTCACATACGAATTCATTTGCATTTACAACGTCTTCTGGATTATTTGTTCCATCACAAATAACTCTGAATGCTGTAATGCCTCTGCGTGATTGAACACTTCTTAAGTAAGGAGTAATCAAATTCACAAAGTTTGAACGTGTTGTCTCATCGTTTTGGTCGAACAATAAATTGTCTGCGGCTTGTCCAATTGTCTTTTGCAATTCGATAAACAATCTACGAACATTAAGTCTGTTTGTAGATGTATTTCTTAGTGTGAATGTCTTGTCACCAAACAATACTGTACCACGACCAACTTGTGTGATAACAGGATTAACTGATGCACGATACAATGTATCACGTTCAGTTTGATTTGGATTGAAAGCCAAACGAACTAAGTTTTGAATACGACCAGCAATGAAACCAGCTGGAGACAACCATGGCTCACGATTCAAATCGTTACGTGCAATACAACCTGCAACGTCTGCATTCAATGGCACATAAACATATGCGTCATTGTACTTGTCGTATTGATATTTCCATCCGCTATCTGCGACAACGTATGTTGAATGTGTGATAGTGTCTGCCCATGAACCGATAGCAGTTGCTTCAGAACCAGCATTGTTAACAACATTTGCTCTCAATGGAGAAACAGCAACTACAACGTCTTTTCTAATATCAGCAACGTCAGCAATAATTCTATTAACTACTGTTGCGTTTGATTGACCAGCGATAATGATTGAAGCAGGGATTTCAGATTTGTTAGCAAATTTTCCATATCCTGTTGTACGATCACCATCAGATACTGTAGTACCATCAGAACCACCAGCAAGTGAATATACTTTTGGTGTAGATACTGCGGTATATGTTGTTGCAGAACCAGCTACGAGTAATGCAGTACCCCAATTTGTTCCTGATGCATCGTGGTCTGTCCAACGAATCCAATTAGATTGTTCGTTGATAACGTCTTTGTAGTAGTTTGATCCACCATTTTCACCTTTAGCATTTGATGCTTTAGATAATGCAGAAAACTTCTCTAAAAGTGTTCCTGGAACTCCTGTGATATCACCAGTTCTGTCAACGACTGCAATATGAATCTCATCGCCAGATGCTCCAAGAGTTGTTGCGGCAGAAGATGTTCCTGGACTTGTGTTGAATTCACCGAAATATTCCCAACGGCGAGTACCAGAAGCGGCTGTTGCGCCAGTTAAGTGAGCGGCACTTAATGTGAATGATGTTGCGTTAGCGATAGCAGAAACTTGATTAGTACGACCGTTAAGAACAACTAAATCACCAACTTGCAACTGTGTGTTAGCAGTAGAACCAGAACCTGTAACAACTGTTCCACCAGAAGCAACAGTAAATGTTCCAGTTAGTGTTGAAGAATATGCGGCTGAACTTGGGCAAGCAGATACTTTAATTGCATTACCTAAAGCGCCAGCGTATTTACCCATCCATGGACCATTGTCAAAAGATGCAGTATTTAAATATACGTCATCGTTCTTAATCAAGGATCCAACACCTGCTGTGTTAGAACCTGTTGTTGCTTCTGCTGTCGCATTTAATGCTGTGTTTGCTACACGAACAACAAACAATGGAGACGAATATCCTAAAAAGTTTGCGGCAGACAAGAAGTCTACAATATTATTTGTATTTGGTTTACCATATTGAGACACCAAATCAGATTCCGAAGTTACCTGAGTTGGGAATTCAATAGGACCCCAATTGAATTGACCGGCGAAAGCGCCGGCGGTGGAAGCGACTGACTGATTAGATGCAACCAAATCTTGTTCGGTGATCTTAACGCCTGGTGAAATGAGACTTATAGCCATTGAATTCTCCTTGTTATAATGTTTTTTTGTTGTTGGGTTTCTTTAATTTATTTATAAAAAATCAATTTTCTGAGTTTCCCAAACCTGCCCTGAAGCGTCTTTAAAAAATGCTTCTTCTTCTCCATTATTTATAAAACCAAAGGGTGTTACTTCCTCCTCAATCATTTTGATTCTTGCTTTATATAGTTCTTTTCGAATGTTGATATTTGTCAATTCTTTGAAGTATGAATTTGTTGTTAGCCATGAAAACAGCACTAAAGGCATGACTAAATCATCGTGATATCCTTCGTCAGCAGAATAGCTGTTTCTTTTTTCAATAAATGTTGAAATCTCAGATATGGTGTCTGCATCATTGATAAGAAGTTTTTTCTCTTCAACCAATGACTTGAAGTTAGAACATCCGATGCGCTTAACTTTCTTGTCTGTAATAACACCTAGTTGTGTCTTACCCCCACCAAAACCCCCATTAACAACTTGTCCTTGAGTTGTTCTAGAAACTGATATGATATTTTCATACTCATATTCTGCGTAAAGAATTTCTGCAACTTGCTCTGAAGAATTGATTTCAATTAAAACATATGCTTCATTGTATTCTTTGCCAATTCTGTACAATACTGACGGATACAAAAGTGGGCTAATTTGATTGTTTCTGTATTTGCCTACCATTTTGTAAGGCATCTGATTTATGTCAATAATTACAAATGCTGAATAATCACCACCGACACCCTTTGCTGTGTCTGCAACAATACAGTAAGCGTGATCTTTTTCAACCTTTTCATAAATGTCTAGTCCATCTTTCTGATAGATGATTGGATTAGCAGACATTTGTGCAATAGAATCGGAAGCAATGAGTGTAAGACTAGAACCTAAGAAGTTACATAACACTTCTTGATTGAACTTCAATTCGCCAAGAAGTCTTCGCTGTTCAGACGCCCACTTCTCATCACGCCCAGGAATCTCCCAATATGGAATGAATAGATTGACAAACCCGTTTCTATCGTTCTCTGCATCATTCCAGAACTTCCAGAAATGATTGTATCCTAGTGGGGTAGAACTTAGCAAAATCTTTGTTGTTTCACCAGCAGAAATCGTAGGATAAACTGAGGTGAAGAATTGTTCTGCTACATTGTTCGGTATGATAGCGGCTTCGTCAACGTACAGCAAGTTAACTGATTTACCACGAATACCTGATGTGCTTGTTGCGGCTGTGAATACGATTGAACCATTCTCTAAAGCAATGTCACCTTTGTTCCATGTAGTGACACCTTGCTGAAGCCATGTAGGAAGATTCTCATACATGATTTGATAACGATACAAAACTTCTCTAGCGGCTGTTGCTTTGTTTGCTAGAATTGCTACAGTCTTGCTTCCTTGAAACAATGTGTACCATAGAATGTAGGCAGCCGAGGTTGTTGTTTTGCCTTGTTGTCGCCCTTCCATAAGAATGACTTTACGATTCTCATGGATAATCTTTACTTTGTTTTTTTGACAATCGTATAGTTTGAATGGCTGAAGCCCGTGATCTAGCGTGACAATCTTACAATAACTTTCAATGAAGTATATTGGATCGTCAGCACATCTTAAATATTCTTCAATTTCTTCTTTAGTGAAATTGAGAGGAACACCAGATGCTTTTAAAAGAGAATTTCCTAGATAGGATTTCGCTGTCATCTCTTACCAATTAGTTTTTGCAATTCTGCTGTGCTACCAACAAACAACGCATTCGTTATATGCTGTGATGGTTGCGCCGTGTCATCTTTTTTAGATTTCAAGTCTTTTACTTTTTTACCCAAGTCTAACAAATCTTTATTTGTGTCTGACAATGTTTTAATCAACTGTCCCACAACTTCATATGCTCTTGGAGACTCACCTTCTTTTGCTAAAAAGATAATGTTTTCCATAGCAACTTTGCCTTGCTCAATGAATAATTTCAAATTCTCTCTCGCATATTCATAGTCTGCATCAATAGATTCATCGTTAGGTGCACCAGTAGAAACAGGTTCTTTAACTTGTTCTACTACTGCGGGTACCGATGATTGTTCAATAATTTTACCCTGCACATCAAATATGTCATTCAACTTATCGTCAACTGTTTTCTTCATTATGATGTATGTCCATTTTCTGTTGTTATGGTCTCACTTACGCCAAACTCAGAGTTTCCAGTAAATGTTTGAGTAGATATGATAGCTTTGTTAATTCTAGAACCATCATCAATAAGATTAATATCTTCTCTAACAATATACTTGAATTTGTTAACAGGTCCAAATAAATATCCTTTGACTGTAAAATCTAGTTGATACGTTTGAATTCTGCGAGACTCCATATCACCTTCGTATGTGTCTGATGAAGTTACCGAGTTTAACTCAATTGGAATATCCATGTTAAGTGCCATCTCTGGAATCATCTTCATTGTCACAGTAAAGTCTGGTGTAAAGAATGGCACAATTTGTTCTACAATTTGTGTGCCATCTTCGGTGTTTCTAAAAAGTGCATGTAAAGAAAAGCTGAAGTCATATGGCACAGGTGTGTACATATAGCTGAAATCTGTACCACCAGTATTAACGCCCCTAGTTATTTTGTGACTGCTGTTGAGTTTACGGCTTGGTGCATATGTCATGCTGGTAAACTCAAATCCAAGTCTTGGTAATGTAGTAGAAATATGTCGATCCAAATCAGGATCACTAGTCACCCTTTGAATGAACTTTT